GGTTATTGGTTTATACGATCAATGTTGTTCCGCACATTTATACAGTATGTTGGTTTGTTCCGATTATGTCATGGCATCCAACGACATTTCGGCTACCATTGGCTCCATTGGAGTGGTGTTATCATGGCGGGACAACAAAAAATATTTAGAATCATTGGGTTACGAGTTTCACGAAGTTTATCCTGATGAATCTGAACACAAAAACGAAGCATTCCGTTTGGCAATGGATGGCAAATATGATATGATCAAACAGGAAATGCTTTCGCCTCTTGCCGTAAACTTTCAAAATGCTGTAAAAGCAGCTCGTCCAAATTTGAAAGTAAACGAACCCGGACTGTTAACCGGAAAAACATTCTTCACCGACAAAGCAATCGGACTTGGTTTGGTTGATGGTATGGGAAGCTTAACAGACGCCATTAACTTGGCCTTACTTATGAGTGATATGAAATCGCTAAATAAAACAAATTATTAATCAAATCTATTTAAACTATGAAATGGAAATTTTTGGCCGGAACGGTTGCTAAACTTCTTGCTTTTTTATCGTTGACAGAATTGCCTATCAACGCACAGAAAAAAGAGGTTGACTTTACCGCCGAGCAATTAGAAAAACTTAATGCGGCTTTAACTGAGGAAAAAGTAATCGCATTAAAAGAAGCTTTGAACAAGGAAATCAAAGCAATGGACGATAACAGCCTAGAATGGAAATCTATTCAGGATGAAATCGACGCATTAGTTCAAGAAAGCGGATTAACCGCCGAAGAAATTCAAACAGCTGCAGGAACCAGAGATGGCGACCCTGATTTAGCTGCTAAAGTAAAAGCTTTGTCTAATAAAATGGCAAAGTATGAATCGGACTTTCAAAAAATGGTTAGCGATGCATTAGATGATTCGCCGGAAGCCATTATTAAAAACAATGGTAATAACAAAAAAATGCATTCAGCGACACATTTATTTGCATCTGGCAAAGACTATGATGCATTAGACAGACCTTGGAATAAAAGAGCTGTTGACAATTCTCCTAAAGCTACCGACTTTACCAGTCAGCCAACTGTACAAAAGTTAAACGATGACTTAGAATTGTACTACCGTGAGAACCCGAAAGAATTGCAATCGTTAACTCGCGACAGTTACGGTTTACCAACTTTCTGGCCAACACGTACAAAGGTTGATGACAAAGTAGCCGATGGATCTATCGCAACTGCAGAGATTTCGCAAGCGAGAAAATTACCTTGGTTACCTAAAAACCGTCAGACCATTCAAGCAGAACAAGGTCAGATTTTCCCAATACAAATCGATATCGAGTTCGTTGGTTACTTCCTTCAAAAAATTGAGGCATCTTGGTTAAACATGATGAACAAAGAAGGTTCGCAACCATACAAAGAATCGTTTGTAAAATTCTTAGTTTCTGAGATTGACAAAAAGGCCAGAATTGAAGATCGTATTGCGACCATCAAAGGTATTTTTGTTCAAACTCCTGATGGAGCTACAGAAGGCGGACGTTTCTTAAACCGTCAAAATGGTTTGTTCTACCTTTTACACCAAGCAAGAGAAATCACTAAAAAATACCGTCCGTTTGACATTGGTTTACCAACAACAACAAACATTGTTGATTATATAGACACGATGATTAAGCGTTTACCGCAAGATGTTCGTGAGAGTCAAGGATTGGTATTGTATTTATCTGACGAATGGTTGAGAGCTTACAAACGTAGAAGTGAAACTTTATACGGCGTAAACAACGACTATACAGGTTACCCAACGAATCCTAAAGATTATCCAAACATCAAATTTGAGCGTTTGATTGATGCAGCCGGTTCCGACTTTATGTTCATCACATTTGATGACAACATTGAGTTATTGGAAAACGTACCTGCAGAAAAAGCAATGTACCGTTTTGAGTACTTAAAACGTATGATGTACATCTGGGCTGATTATAAAATGGGGGTTCGATTAATCCACATTGGTAATCAAGTTGAAGAAGGAGATCCGTTAGAATTTGCAGTTCAAACTGTATGGTCTAATACGGCCCCAATCTTTACTCCAGATACATTCATCCCTGTACATGAAGATGCAACTACAAAAATCACCTTGGCTTACAACAATGTGTATGTAACCAAAGACAGAACCAGCACAATTACCGAGATTACAAATTATGCAGACTACAGAGGTCAAGTAATTAAAATCAAAGGAAATACGTTGCTTGCCGGTGCTTTAAATGTGGTTGATGATCCTGCAAAAATCAATTTGGCTTCTAACTTCGATTTAAAATCAGGCGGAACTTTAACGATTTATGTTCCTGAAACAGGTGTTCCAATTGAAATTGCGAGAACTGTAGCTCCAGAAACAGCTGTTACAGCAGACGTTAGTTTTGCAACAGCAGCAGTTGATGCAAACTTAGGTAATGTATTTAGATACAGTGGCGGTACAGACTTGGCTGTAACTAGCATCATCAATGGTGTACCTGGAAAAACTATTAGAATTTACGGAAACGATATTCTAAACGTCAATGTAACCTTCTCAACAGTAAACAACATTGTAATGACTTCTGCGGCTGACTTAGACACTGCACTTCATTACGTAGAGTTAACGTTAATTGATGGTTTATGGAGAGAAACTAAACGTGTAATCGTATAATTTTAGATCATGTATACTAAAGTAAATTTAACTAAAGCAGCCGGGATAACTCCCGGTTCTGCTGCCCAAAAGAACCAAATAGTTCTTGTGGACGTGGAAGACATCGCTTCTTTTCCAGACAGTGATGCAAACGGTGTGAAATTGGTTGGAACTCCTGTTTTAAAGCCAGGAGGTAAATTCATCTCGATTTATTCAACTAAATCGAAAACAGAAGCTCCTTTTGAAACAGATGGAGACGAAGACATGATGAACTTTGCAGCAAAATTTATTGCTCAACATCCTGGAAACCGATTAGAAGTAAAAGAGTTTGTTCAAAACTGGACAGGCAGAGACATAATCGTATTACACAAGTCTTGTGCCGATGACTTTTGGGAAGTAATGGGAACACCTTGTGCTCCTTTACAATTAAAAGCTAGTAAGCAAGATAACAACGATGGTAGATTTTATAATCTAACATTTGAGCCATTTGCAAAATCAGGATTTGTGCCGAAACATTACGAAGGTGATATTTCATTTACTGAGCCTTTTGCAGTGGTTTCTGTGGCTGATGTTGATGTAACTCCTGCAAACGGAATTCAGTACAAATTGCCATCATTGGCAGTTACCGATACAATTGAGTTTGGCGACATGACTGTTGATCATGGAACTATGATTACCTTAATTGGTGGCGGTGGTGTTGCTCCTGCTACTTTAGTCAATGGTGTTGGAGGTTCTGTAACTGTTTTATTAAAAACAGGTATTACATGGACAGCATTGAACAACGCTGTAATTCACTTACAAGTGTTCAAAGCAGGTGCTACAACATACTTAATTGAACTGTCAAGAGGATAATGGTTTTTTTCATGAGTGTATTTTTGAGTTAGTTAGAAATCCCCCGATTTATTGGGGGATTTTTTGTTGCACTAACCATGTCACACGAATAGATAAATGTAATTACCAATTTAGCACTAATTGTAATTACATATAAACATGAAATCATGAAACATAATTTTAAACTAGTGGTTATTGCTTTTTTAGCAAACCTACCCGAAAGCAAGGTTGAACAGTTCAATGAAGCTTTTAGATTATACAAACAAACGGAGGCCAAAAACCCCGGTGTTGAAATGCGAATTAACCGCGTTGGTTTTTCGGAAGAAGGATTAGCCAACTTGCTCTATGATTTGCAAAAACTAAACGACATTACCGATTTGGATGTTCAAAGTTACAGTGATTTGCAAAACACTAAAGCTTATGAGGACGATCACTTCTGTCAAGAAGTCAAGGAAAAAGCCGAAGAAGTATTAGAAGTTTTAAATCTTGATGGCGAAGTTGTAGGCAAAATCAAAGAAGAAATCTTTGAAACTCCAAACATTGTTACAACAGATGATTCAAAACCATTACGCGATGAATTTCCGTTTTTAAATGATGAAACTTGCCCACAATTACTTTATGTGGTTGTAGGTAAAAAAATTGCAGCATTTAAACGTTACGAAGAAAACCATGCAAAGCTTCAGCAAATTGCTGAAGGAACTTTGCAAGTAACCGAAGAAGAGCAACTGGCAATCACCAAAGCCGCTGAACAAGCTTTTGGTGAAAACAGAAGTCTATATGCAGAATTGAATCATTATGCTACTACAGGCGAAATTTTGGGCAAACATCCGTTGTTTAAAGAAACCGAAATAGCTAGAGAGGTTGAAGTAATGACCAACGACGAGATGTTTAAATTCATCAAAGCATCGGCTACGTTTTTCAGTAGAGCAAAAAATGATTTGATTAAAGCCCAAGGAAATGCCGAAAAAACAGAAACTATAAATGCCAAAGTTGCCGAGCGTCAATACAAACTTGATTTAGTGAACGCAAAATTAGGTATTAGTGAATAAATTTTTCAATCCGAAAAATATAGAACCTGAGAAAAAGGAAGAAAAACTCAAGGAGCAATGGACTTCAAAATACATTGCCAAGCATTTTCAGAAAGTTTGTTCTTTAGAAAACGACTTGATGCGAATACCCAGCCAGGATGAGTTTTTCTTTCTTCAATCAGATACCGCATTTAATGCGTTTACCTTCATTCCGTTTGTGGCAAAAGCACATCCAATAAAATCGTTGTATGCCTCTACCTACTCCATTAGTAACAAAGTAATACAGGCGTTGGTAGAATTGCACGACAAAGGAATGATTGAGCAAATTACGCTGTTAATTTCAGACAGTATGATTAAGCGAAACCCAACGACCATTGAAAATCTGAAAGGAATGTGCAGCACACGACCCAATATAACAGTTTTATATGCCTGGAGTCATGCGAAAGTTTGTTTGATGCAAACACACGATTTTTATTTTGTGGTGGAAGGTTCTGGAAATTGGGCAGAAAATGCACATTACGAACAATACTGTTTTGCTAACAGCAAAGGATTGTTTGATTTCAGATTACAACTGTTTACCAACTCTAACTTGAAAAAATACTAATGAAATCCTACTTTCTATTTGTCGGAATACTATCCATCACTTTGGGTTTTATTATCGGAGTTGGAACAGAAAGCATGTTGCCGGAGCTTGTGCAGGTTCCTGTTTTTGTTGCTTTTTGTTTATTAGTTTTCGGAATGTATCATTTAATACTTGCCAAAAATGAACCACCTAATAGAACTTAAATTTTCCGACGAAGATATTACCACCATCATGGATTTGGCGGCTTGCAATTACACCGCCGAAAAAGTAGCCGTGCAATTAGACGTTGACAAAAAAGCATTCATGCAGTTGTGGCATAATCAGAATTCAGATGTACGCAAAGCATACGAAGCCGGAAAGCTCAAAGCCACCTTTAACATCATGAACAAACAGCGAGAATTGGCAGAAAGTGGCAATATAACTGCTGCACAAATATTTTTAAAAGAGAGTAAAGAAATTGAAATAGCGGCTATTCGCGATAGAATTTTATTTGGAACCGATGCTGATTGATAACGTAACCCTGGATGATATTTACCGTTTTATGGAAACCGGTAACCCGGACAATGCTCCAATTGAAATTGTGGCTTATCTGGAGGTACTTACCCGCGTTCATGGAATGTTGCAACGCATTGACCGTTTTGGAAGCCGTGAAGCCGTGATTAAGCATTTGGTTGTAGCCGAAAAGCTATCCCGTTACAAAGCTTCACAATTATGCAACGAGGCAATTGAATATTTTTATATTGATCAAAATGTTTCCAGAAAAGCCTGGGCAAATTTCTACGCTAATATTGTGGACCAGGAAATGAATTTTATCCGGCTGATAAAAAAGGAAGGACAAGATTCTAAACGTGTGGCAGAACTTGCCAAAATAGCTGCAGAAATGCGAGGCGTTTATGAAGGCGACAAAGAAGAACTACCTGCAGAACTGTTCCAAAAACCATTTGTGGTTTATACTACCAATGTGGAAGATTTAGGTTTGCCAAAAGTAGACCGAAACAAAATCAAAGAATTTATCGATAAGAAAATGCCGGCTTTGACTGAAAAGGAAAAGCAACGCATTTATCAAGAAGCCGATATCATTCCATTTAAAGCATTTCTAAATGAGCAAGAGGACCCACGTAAGTCTTAACGCCGAAAATGTAGAAGGTCGTTACGCTACCAAGGCCAAAATGATGGTGGATTTAATAGCTCCCCAAAATTTATATTTAGTAGCCGGTAGAGCGATGGCAAAAACATCGGATATTATTGCCGAGCGTTCGATGGCAATTATCTACGATATGCCTCGCAGTTATCAGATGTTTGTTTCTGACACGTATATGAACGCCTTGACCAACGTTTTACCCGCTTTGGTAGAAGGATGGGAACGCAAAGGATGGAAAAACGGAATTCATTTTGTAACAGATCAGCGTCCGCCATCACATTTTAAGCTTCCATACAAACCTCCATTACATTATAAACACACAATTTCATTGTTTAATGGCACTTTTTTCAATTTAGGAAGCCTAGACCAACCTTCCGGATTGGCGGGTTCTTCGTATCAACATCGCTATGGTGATGAAGCCCGATTGTTGAAAAAGAAGAAATTAGACCGCTCTACTCCTGCATTACGTGGTGAATATGTAGCTTTTGGACATTCGATATATTACATGGGTAATACTTTTACAACTGATATGCCCAACATATTACTCCAGGATGATGATTGGATTTTAAACATGGAGAAAACCATGGATCAAGAGCAAATAGAATTGGCGCTTTATGCAGCTCTGACATTAAACGACATTAAACGTGAAATTATCAGCAACGAACAAGTTGGAAACATTTCAGAGCGAGCCCGATTAGAAAAATCGTACCGAATTTGGAATGAGTACTGGATAAAAATCAGAAAAGAAAGCACGTTTTTTTATGCCGTTTCATCATTAATGAATTTAGACATTCTTACTGATGGTTATTTTAGAAGCGTTTTAAAAGATTTAGGCCCGGAAGAATTCCGATCTGCAATTCTATCTTTTAAAATTGCCGTTTCAAAAGGTGAAAAATTTTATTATAATTTATCCGACGAGCATTATTTTGATGATGGAACGGTAAATTCATATTTTGATAAGTATAAAATTACAGACGAAATTCAAGGTTCCTCCGAAGCTCTGCGTTATTTAGACCACAATGCCAAGTTAGAATGCGGTGTTGATTTTGGTGATATGTGTTCGATGGTTGTGGGTCAACATCGCGGGAATTATTTGTATGCCTTAAAAGAATTTTATGCGTTGGCAGATAATGACACTTTGTTAGATGTTGAAATATCAAAGAATTTCAGAAACTTTTTCAGAAATCATAAATACAAAGTTTTAGACATGTATTATGACAGGTCAGGGAATCAAAATGCAAAAGCCAAACGAGATTGGGCAAATGCTTTTAAAAATGCCATTGAATTTGAAAACGGAGTTAGAACAGGATGGACAGTTAATTTAATGAGCATCAATCAAAGCACGATTTATCAGGAAGAGGAATATTTGTTTGTAGGTAAAATAATGAGCGGAACTATTGAAGGTTTACCAAAATTGAAAATCGACCGGTTGAATTGTAAGTGTTTAAAATCATCGTTAGAGCTCACAAAAACATTGATAAAAACCGACCGCAAAGGATCAAGAACGATACACAAAGACAAGTCGAGTGAAAAGTTACCTTTGCTTTCGCGGCCAATGTTTTCAACGAATTTCAGTGATGCGTTTAAGTATTGGATTTACAGAAGGGTTTTTGTAGATAAAGTCAATACCCATTCGAGTTATCAGGGTTACGACCCTGGAGGGTTTTAGAAAAAAACCACGAAACGCCCGTCAGGGCGAAAAAAAATAAATTTGGAGAGTTTACTCACCAGAATTAGAGAGTAAACTCACTATATTTGTAATCACATGCAAAATAGAGTTTTCAAAACTTATTTTTACAGCCAAAAAAAAACCTATCAATCGATAGGTTTTTTCATTATAATGTGCGGGGTTTTAACTTTCCAAAATTGATGGTTAATGTAAAGAGAGAATCTTAAGTCACTCATTCGAAGCGTGTCCATACAATGAACTTCGCTTTTAATTTCGTGCATAGCTAAATTAATAGCGGTCATTTTTACGCACATTGGGTCAAGGTCTTGACAAACATAATAATTGCCTTTTGTTTTGTTGTTCATTGCCAAAACCATTCTACCACTGCCGGAGCATGGCTCATTAATTTCTTTGCCCAATTCCCCATCGTCAATCATCATGGCTATCATGTCGCAAAGTGCTGCAGGAGTAAAAAATTGTCCTAAACTTGATTTCTTGGAACTTGAGGAAAGAAATTCATAAAAATCGCCTAAAGGGTCAACCCAGCGATTTTCTGTTTTGGCTTCGGAATAAATTAACAGAAGTTCGCCCATCATCAGGGCAAGTATATCGAGTTCTTCTCGTTTATACTTCTTTATTGTTTGAAAATAAAGGTCTTCATTTGTTCCGAAGCCAAAACAGCAAATTATTACTGTTAGGAGGTCATCAAAAACAGTTATAAAGTCATGTCGATAACCTAATTTTTGAAAAAGGGAGTCAAATTTTTTTAACTCCCTATTTAATGTTACTGCGGTGTTTTTCATCGCTTTTCAACTTGAGCGTTTGA